GTGGGGTGCACTTAAAAACAGCAACCTCTGACGTACATCCTATACGACCAACGTCAACTCCTAAAACATAATATGCTGATCTACTAGACCTGCCGCTATATTCTCCTTCCGGCTGCCGCAATACTCTATGTTTATCAAAAACCTAAGATGAGAAGAAAGCGTTCTAAGCGTCTCCGCTCCAAAGGCTACGATACTATCTATCAAAAGAATCCTCATTAAAAGTACCAGATAATTTTAATTGCTATACAAAATCTTCATCTAACAATCCTTCTAATATAGGTGTTTCATAAGTTCCACCCATTATCATAACTTCATCTGGCTAAATCAAACTACGTATCAATAGCTAAATGAGTTTATCGTAAGCGAACGAATTTTTCCATCCTGCGGTAGTGATATATATTTGTGACTTATTAACCACTTCTTTACTATCACGAGTACCATCTGCTAATTGCCTATTAACATTAGTGGTTGGAATAATAACTTCATTTAACATAGTTTGGTCAATAAGAACACATTCTTCCATAATTCCGCCTGTTCTTCTTTGTCCTCTTGAAGATTCTTTTGCGGCAAGAATACTTATTCTTGAACCGTTTTTAAATACATAGTTTACATCATCTCTTGACTTTTTAGTTTTACCTCTATCCCAGTTTATCTAATTTGCAAGCGCGGGAATTAAACGGCAAATTTCTTCTATTTTCGCTACCGTAATAGATGCTGCCTGTTCCTTACCACCCGTAGTTACAAATAAATCGGCACCAGGATAAAGAACGCATCTAATCATCAACGCCATCATTGATAAAAATGATTTTGAGTACGCACGCGGGAACGTTGCATAAACATACCGATGCCGCATAACGATCCGTAAAAAAATCCGCTGATAATATAAAAACTTAAAAGTTCCTTCTGGACCTTGTATAAAATCAATAAATAAATCAGGGTACTATCTAAAGAAAGCAATTTTATCTCTTATATCATCTATTTTCTAAAGTAATCTCTATTCTGATATACCTTGTTTTTTACCTTCATAAGCAAGAGAACTATCTAATAATGTTTGTAAACTCATTCCTAATGTCCTCCTGTAATCTTTTCAGTTTCATCAGCCTATTGTCTTAAAAATTCTTTATAAGCTAACGTATCTTCTTCTGTTAATTGAGGTACATCAAAACCTTGTTCTTTAGCTATTTTAGTATCTTCTTTTTTCATCTGTTGCGCTCTTGCTTGTTTCAAATAATCCTAAACCTGCCTTGCAAGAGCAGCATCTTCATAAATAAGGCTTCTATTATATGCTTTTAAGTCATCAATAATTTTATCAATAGCATCAGGTTGTTTTATCTAAAATCTAGGTATTCTTCCCTCATGTTTCTAACAAAAGGCAACTAATTCACCAACTGAATCAACGACGTCTCCTTTTTCATCTTTATTCTGCGCTGCTGTAAACTTTGCGGACTTCCTTAACATATCATAGGTTCTACTGTATTTACCATATCCTTCTACATCTCCGCAGTCTAAAGCCTAATTCATTTTTAAATAAGTCTTACAAATAAGAATCAAAGAATTTTTACTATCTGCGTCTTGTATATCAAACGAATTCGTCATCTAAACATATTTTTTCTAAAGTTCAATTAATTGATTCATTTTATAAGTGCGGCCCCACTTCATAACGAGATATTTCTTATCTTCTAACGTAAGGTCGGCCGCCAAATCAGGTAATTCTTCCTATGGGAAAAAGTCATTTTCATTAAAAGCATTATCTTTACCGATAGCATCTTGCTATGGAATCTTAGGCATCATTATATATTCATTTTGTTTTTGAAATTCAGAACTTACTAATGTTCTATATTGTGCCTAACTAATTTCACCCTTTTCAAGTTGACCCTTTAATTGTTCCTGACGGGCTTCCTATGCTTCTTTATCAACATTTTCTTTTTGAGAAACTTTTTTACATAATTCCTAACTTGTCTCCCACGAATAATCTTTATTTTGTTTTAATTTTGTCCAAGATAAATATTTACCAACGACAGAAGTACCTTTTAGTTTTCCTCCATGCTTTGCATATTCTCTATCTCTAATTTTATTCCATTGAAGAGGCACCCAAGGAGCATCTGCCTTTTTTACTATCCATAAATAAGTATCTTCATCAAAATTATCAACGTGTAGAGTTATACATTCTTTACATATCTAAAATTTATCACCGTTTCGATAAGAAAAGAATTTAACTTCCTACATAGTACGACCGCATTTCTAACATGTTATTTTTGCCATATTTTATCCCTCCTCTTTAGAAGAAAGATTGCTTAAATGAAGTAAATGTGACTGTCCTTTTTCAAACTAATCACTTCTTTCCCATGTAAAAGCTTGAAAGCCTTTTAATCTTACATAAGCTAAATATTTTCCTATAATAGACGGAGTATTTGTTAAATATTTATAAAAATTTTTTTGTTCTTTTCTTCGAATTTCTTCTTTTTCTAATATCTTATTCCATAAAGTAGGTGACCAAGGGTCATTAAATTCTTTTATATATTTTACAAAAGTATCTGGATTATAGTCATCTATATTCATTTTAATGCAATCTTTACAAATGGGATATTTCTTTTTTCTATCATTTCTATAAGAAAAAAATTTAATTTCTTCTAATGTACGTCCGCATTTTGGGCATGTTCTTTTAATCATATTAATCTCCTTTATACGGTATTCTTTTTACTATTTTTACTACTTTATTCTTCTTTTTATTACGACAATCTTTACATATAGAATAAAAACCATCTTTACTGGAAGTATTTTTAGAATAAAAGATATTATGAGCTAATTTAACCTATCCACATCTCGAACAGCGTTTCCATTCGCCTTTTTCTTTATTAGTGTAATACCATAAAAGATAATTTTTCGTTGCGGTTTCCGCAATCATTTTAGGAATTTTATTCCGCCAAAGAGAAGATATATACTATATAGAATAATGAACATCATGCTATTGCTACAAAAGAGATTGAATCTAAAGATTAGTCTTTCCATCTATTTTATAAATCAAGAGACTATAGTAAAGAGGAAAATCCTTTTCAAGGGTTTGATCTACTATTTTATCTAATGCTTCCATAAGGAAATAACCATCTGTATAAAATTTACCATAACAACTTTCTTTTAATCGAGAATAATTGCACAAAAGAGCAGAAATGTGTTTAGGATTCATAAAAGATATTAAACTTTTATCTTCTATTTTTCCATTCTTTATTGTTATATTATCATCAAAATTAAGAGAATAAAAATTTTTAATACCATTTAAACAATTTATAGGTTGTTTATAAGAGTTTTTTAAAACGTATTGGTCTTGACGTAATTGGATTAATTGTTGTTTTAATATAAAACGTTTTCTACCTTTAGCTTTTTTCTAGCGGGCTTCAGTTTCCGCTATGGCTTCCTGTAGCTGTTTAAGACCAGGAATTGTTTTTACATCTTCTGCCGTAATAGAAATTTTAGGCGTAAAAATAATATTTTTATCATTTGTTATTAAATTATATATTCCATCTTCACCGTTCTAAAATTTACTCACTAGCCCCTAAAAAGATTTTTCTCTTTTATTTACTGTTATCATTCTATTGCTGGTATTTATTAATTTATTTTTTCTCTCTTGTTTTGTCATAGCAAATATAATATAATCTGACATAACTTCTAAATATTTTTTTGTTATTTTTTCAGGAGGTAGAGAATCTATTATTTCTTGCACTAAAGCAGTTCGCGCCTATGGAGACTAAATAGTATAATCTAACTTTAAATTTTTTGAATCTTCCATTTATAAGATTCTCCTTTCTTGACCTTATATTTTTAGTATATCAAAATTTTTTGTACAAGTCAAAGTAGCTTAAATAGCAAATTGACTTGTTTTTTTGAATTTTTTTTGATATAATATTTTTAGAAAATGAAAGACAAGAGAAAGGAAGAAAAATGATTAAATGTAACGATTGTAACGATTATATATTGACATGGCATGGTATTCCTGTAGATTCTTATAATTCTTTTAAAACATATGCAGAAGGAGACCTCGTTGAATTTAATGGAGATATTTTTATGTCTCTTCATCCTCAAAATTCTATTATTCCTATTTATAAATCTGCTTGGAAGCAATTAACAAGAAATGCAGAAGAAATAGTAGAAGAATGGAAGGAAGATACACTTTATACTAAATATGATAAAGTAAAATATAAAGGTCTTATTTATGTATGCGACGCTGGTAGACTGAACGGGTCTACCCCTCCACCTGAATCTATGTGGTGGAAAATATGGGGAAATGCTGAAGAGGATTCCGATAAAAAATCTACTACAATTAAAGTAAATAATGATAGAGTAGGTGATATAACTGGTGATAATGTTGTTATTTACGGTAATCATACGGGAGACATTTCCGCCAATGGAGGAAAATCTGTTGTTGTAATTTTTGGTGATGTAACTGGTGATATTACTGCAAACCAAGTAATCCGCCTTGATAAGTCAAACATGGAAGCAGGAAAACATTTAATAACTGATATAGGTGAATAAAATGAAAAAATTGACAGTTGAAGATTTTAGTGAACTTGGAGTTAGAGAAATTCTTCTTTCTTTTGAGGAATTTACAAGAGAAGGAAAAGATATGGAAATTAATTTGAGTTTCTGTGCGGAACCCGCCCGTGATAATGCATGGTATCAAATTAATATCGGTGAATGCCTTGAAGATGAATATAGAGATTTAGAGGAACACCGCTTTAATAGTTTGAAAAAGGCTATTAAATGGTGGAATAAGTATTTTGAGGAGGAAGAAGTATGAATTATGAATGGATTCCAGTAAAGGAAAGATTACCAGAAACAGATTATGAATTATGGTCTGATCCTATACTCGTAACAAGAAAAAGCTATTATCCAAATGGAGAAAAGTGGTATATAGTTGAAACGGCAACATATTGTGAAAAATTATTATCTTCAGATGGTATTTATCGTGATACTCCAGGCTGGGCAATTGGAAAAGATGTTTATAATACTAAATGTATCGTTGCATGGATGCCGCTTCCTGAACCTTATATAGAGGATAAAGCATGATTGATAAAGAAGTTCTTATAAGAGGTGAGAAATAAGATGATTAAAAAGAGTATTGTAATATTAATGATAATAGCTATGTTAACTGGCTGTCATGCAGCTACTAGAAATTACGGTGGAAGTATGACCTTAGAATTACCCAAAGGACAGAAGTTAGAAGAAATCACATGGAAAGATGATTCTGCTCTGTGGTATCTGACAAGACCGATGCGTGACGATGAAAAGCCGGAAACACATACATTCAAAGCTGATACGGAATGGGGAGTGTTTGAAGGTACAGTAACGATTATTGAAAGTAGATGATGAAAAAAGAGAGCGGAGGACTCTAATGCCTGACTGTACAAAATGCAAATATGCAATATGGGGATATGATACCTATTACAGCACACGCAAGAGACAGTGGTTTGTGGATGGGTGCCAAAAAGATTTAGATGAGGATGACTGTGATGAGTTTGAGGAGGCAGAGGATGACAGATAAATATATCCGCAAGCAAGATGTGGTCAATGAAATAAACGCAAATGCGGATGATTTAGAACAAAATGGCGGTATTCCATATGCGCAAGGAGCAAGAGCAATGGCAATAGTGGTTGAGCAGATGTCACCTGCTGATGTTGTACCTGTGGTCAGGTGTAAGGATTGCAATTACCATTTATTCGACGCGGAATCTGGTAGATGGTGGTGCAACCTTACAAGCGGAGTGAAAAAAGTAAATCACGATGATTTTTGCAGTGAAGGGAAAAGAAAAGAAACATGAGTATACTGCAAATATTATATACAATCTTTGTTGTGGTTCTTTTTATTGTAGAAACCTTTATATTGGTTGCTATATTTATGTTCCCGATATGGTTATTCTTTATGGCATTAGAGGATTTTGCAAAACATAAAAAATGAGAGGAGTGAGAGCGTGGATAACAAGGCAATAAAGAACGCAATCATATTTTTTGCAAAGTTAATTTTTCGTCTTGAGCGACAGGGCAAGATATATCTCACAAATAATGAATATACTATTATAGAGCATCTTCTGAATGGTGATTTTTCAGCATTTGATAAAGAGGAGTGAGCAGGATGGATATTATATTAGGAATTATTTATTTTATCTGTATAGTGATTATTTTCGCCTTCGGCTTCTTTCTTGGCTACAAAGAGGGCATGGCAACTATGAAAAGGATTGATGACCGTATTATAGAAGAAATTTATGGAGAAAAGGTTAAATGAATTGGAATGCCTTTATTGCGGGAATGTGTATGATGTCTATATTTTTTAATATTATAGAAAGAACTTCTATTTTTAATTATGAAGATTATGATGATGATATGTGTATATATAATATTATAATTTTTATAATTATAATGGTTATATCAATAGCTCAAGCTATAAAAATATAAAGAAAGGAGTAAGATAAAATGGCAGTATTAAACCCATTATTTATAGTTATCGTTATTATTTGCGCATTTCTATTATGGTGTGCGCTTAATATTTTCTTCCCTTTTATTGGCAGCGTTATAAATGATATGAAGGAAGATATAGAAAGAAGTTTAAATAAAGAAGAAGAGGAGTAAAAAATTTTATGAGAAAAAATGGAAAAGTTGGCGGAGTTGCTATTGGTGTTGTTTTGGTATTGATAGTCTTTGGTTTTATATTATTTTCGACCAAGATTCCCGCAGGTTACGCAGGTATTGTTTATAATATGAATGGTGGCCTTGAAGAGAAGGTATTGACGCAAGGTTGGAAATTCCTTTCACCCACTAAAACTGTAACTAAATATACTATTGCAAGAGAACAGTCATACATGTCAAAGGATTCGCGTGGAGACTCTGAAGATGATGAAAGTTTTGAGGTTCCCACTAAGGAAGGCGCATCTCTCGAAGTAGATGTTGCTTTCGGTTATACTTTTGATATTAATCGTTTGCCTGAAACATTTAGTAGATTTAGAGGACAGGATGGTAAAGAGATTCTTGATAGTTTCATTAAACCAAATATGCAAGGTTGGATAAAGGAAATTACTCCTCGCTATGGTATGATTGAAATTGTTAGTAAAGAGAGAGGAACCGTGAATACCGCCATCTCTGAAGAAATGCAGAAAAGATTTGATAAATATGGTATTATTATTGATAGCGTTTCTTTGACTGATGTCCGCCCTGATGAAGATACCGATAAGGCTATTAAGAAAAAGATTAAGGCGCAAGAGGAACTTGAAACAGCGAAGGTGACTGCGGAAACCGATAAGGTGAACGCGGAACGTGATAAGGCGGTTGCGCTTATTAATGCGGAAAAAGAGAAGGAAGCTGCCGCAATTGAAGCAGAAAAGGCTAAGATTAAGGCGGAAGGTGCTGCCGCCGCAAGGGAGACTGAATCTAGAGCGGAGGCTGAAGCTATTAAGGTGATTTCTGGCGCGCTGACTGATGAATATAATGAGTATATTTATTATAAGACTTGGAATGGCGCAATGCCACAAATTACAGGTGGCGCGACTCCTATTGTTGACATGAGGGATAAGGAATAATTGCAAGATTATATTAGTAAAGAGAGAGTTTTATTTTTTCTTCCAAGACCTCAAGATTGTGAGACAGGAGATGTTTATGATTATAGAGATATGGTTGTAAAAAGTATTGAAAATACATCTCCTGCTCCTGTTTTATTTTATACCTTTAAAGAAGGGGTGTTAACAATTTCAGTTCCTTCTGGAATGGAAATTGAAGAGGTTCATGCGGAAGAAGCCCCAGGATGGATGGTAGAAAGATTGAGTAGGTTTTTGCCTGCGGGAAAGATTAATTTTTAAAAACTTTTGGTAATGGTGTAAAAAATAATGAAAATTCTTAGTTTTATAATAGTGATTGTTAGTTTTATTTTTTTTAGTGCATGTATAACTGCCGCTTTATATCCTTTTTTTAAGAAAAAGGAAGAAGAAGCAGAAATTCCATTTCCGCCTTTAGCCTGTCCCGCAACTGGGAGTTTTATAGGTTGGAAATGTGCTGTTGATGAATCAAATCATTATGCTTTAATAAAATTAGAAATTCCTGAAGATGCAAAAAGAACTAGCGGATTAGATAGTAAGAAATGTAGATGTGATAAAGCTAAAGTATTAGAAATAAGAAATTTTACTGGAGAGTTGAAAGAGGCTCATTCTATATATGACTCTACTTTTGTTTATAAGGTTGGAGAAGAAGTTTCTGTAAAAGATTTTTGTGATAATAGACTGTTTATATGTGCTCCTGGGATTCATTTTTTTATGGAAGAAGTAGATGCTTTAGATTATTATAATATATTATATTTGAAAACTTAAAAATTTTTGGTGCGAGGAACCGTTATTTAGATTTTTAAAAACTTTTGGTACGTTGTTTGAAAACTTAAAAACTTTTGGTACGGGGAATGGCGAGACCATAATCAATTTTAAAAATCAAAAAAATTTTTTCCCAAAAACCCACCCCCCCCGTTAATACCGAGAGAAAAGTTTTGGGAATGCTGTGTAGAGACAAAAAACTAAATATAAACGCTGCGTAGAATGGACCGCCCTAAAAAATCGTATGATTTTATTTAGGGCGGTCTTTTTTTGTATTTAATAGTTTTGCTCGGCGCGCGCAGGCCAATGCGCGCCGAATTTTAATGCAATAACACGTATCCAGATTTCTGAATCCATAAATCTGTAATCAATAAAAGTCAGACCTTTCCTGATAAGCGTTAAATTTTTAACACACTAAACTCACACCTTTCCTGATAAGCGTTAAATTTTTAACATACTAAACTCTTACTTTTGCTCATTAGTAACACGTTAACACTTTAACATGGTAAAGTGATACAGTCTTGCCTTTGTTAAGTTTTTAACACACTAAACTCTTACTTTTGCTCATTAGCGGGCTTGTTAAATTTTTAACACTTATTTTAAAATTTAAAGATTTAGTCTTTTACTTGTTAAAAAAATAACACTTTAGTACGCTAATGTGTAAAAGTGGCTTTGCTGAGTTAGGTCAAACTAATCAAAATAAGATAAATAATCAAACTAAGTCAATTGATTAATAATAATAATAATAATAATAATAATAATAATAATAATAATAATAATAATAATAATAATAAT